AAAGATACAAGCGTTCGCTAGTTTTTAGCGAATTATTATTATTAGACGGCAGTACAGTGGCCACTAATAATGAGCGGTAGTATGGTTTTCATATAAGATTTGGGCCTTCGGCCAAAGGATTTAGTCGGTAATGCTCATAAACCTCGCCTACATCGGAAATAGCATGGCTAAGAGTGATTCTTTCTTTATACGAGCCCATGTTGATACAAACGGCTCATCATACGCCCCAACCGAGATTGACCTAGGTTCTTTTGTGAATTTAGGAGTAAGTAAAAGCACATTGTTGAGAATACACAATGTTGCAATTAGTTTGGCAGATCCAGATGACCCGGGAACTCAAGCTTGGGTTGGCTTAGATGCTAATGCAGAGGTTATGGTTTCAATGCAATTAACTACACAATCTCAAACAGACATAGTTCATGCTTCTGATAAATCCCTTGTCTCTTCTGGTAAAGTGTATATTGCTAACACATCAGCAACCGCAAATAACACAACTTTAATTTCTGAATCCTTTGATGTACTTCCGCAAATGTTCAAAAATGGCTATTTAGTAGGCGTTGACTCATTATTTTGGGCAGCAGAAGCAAATATTGCTATCTCAGGTGACGTAAGATGCTCAATAGTTATGGAGTGCACACTGGAAGCGGCTACACAAGCAAACAGCGTAGCACTTGCTCTCAGCCAACAGTGATTACAATGGTCAGTAAAAAGAACCAGGATCTTGTAGAGACTGCGCTTGAACAATTGATTGTTGCTGGTTTCCAATCCCGTGGGATGGAACCACAAGAAGCACAACTAGCAGGTAGAGCTACAATGATAGGTCTAGGTGTTGTTGACAAAGCAATAGGAAGTGCCCAGAAAACACAAAGGGCAGTAGGAAGAACAGTTAAGAAAACTGCTAAGAGAGAACTAAATGACTGGCAGAAGTTTGTTAAAGGCAATAAGAATAAGCATAAGTATAAATCAGGATCTAAAAAAGGACAAGTCAACTTTAAATCAATGTCCAGAGCATTTAAGAAAACACCAAAAGGAAGGAAAAAGAAATGAAAAAGATAGGAAGTTACACAGCAAAAGGAAAGGCAGCCCATTTAGTTGAAGAAAAAATACTTCTTGATGATGGTGAATTTAATACTGGATATGTTGTTACTGGATTTATGATTTATCCGAATAATTTTACCGGAGGATCTCCTTCAACTACAAGTGGGATCGGAAGACTAGCCACTGAATCAGGATTACCCACAGTAAGAGAAAATTTTATTGATGCAAGCCTTAATACTTTTGTAGCTGCTGATGCCATAACAGGTGGATTTGAAAATGTTACCCAAGATGCTAGAAGTTTTATTGATCCAGATAATTTAATTGTCCAAGATTTATTCATTACAATTCTAAATGCAGCTGATGTAGAGATGAATTATATGATTACTTTAGATAAGTATCAATTCACAGATTGGAAAGGCGCACTTGCTATGACTAGAAACAAATCTCAAGCGTGATATAGATGAACGATGATGTTGAAAAGACATTAGCAGATCCTAAACATCCAATATGGAAAGTAATGTTAGGACTTGTTGCGGTTCTATCAGCTCTGTGGATGAATAATACTGTTTAATTCAGAATTAAAAAATCTGAATTTAGATTTTATTTTCTAAATCCAACAAAAAAGAAATGCCACCACTTCTTTAATCTAGGCTTCTCCTTCTCTATGTGTTGCTCTAGACGTTTCTCGAGTCCTTTTATTTTCATTATTGCCTCATCTCTTTGGTCTAAGACATCTTTTATGATATCTTGTTGCTCTACTTCTAAATATGTCGCTATCTCGGGCGATTGTCTCCATCTATAATAATGTCTAATTGCATTTCTAATATAGACAGATTGCATTCTTGGTTTAGATTCTACTTGTATTATTCGCCAACATTCATCATCTAAGCTTACAAGTTTAGTTTTATTTGTTCTACTCATTCTTTCACCTCAATTACTTGTTGTATTCCCTGACTCTCACATTCATAATTACGGCACTTTATTTCTACTCTCCAAGTGTAATCTCTGTAAGGTTGCGTAGCCTCAAACCGTAATTCCCATTGACAACTAGAGCAACAAGCATACCAACTACTAACATTCATCCTAAATCCTCCCTACAAAAGCGACATTCACTCCCATGTGGACAATAATTCTTATCAAACATGTCTTGGATTGCTTCTTTTATCATATTTTCAATTCTTTCAATGGTCTCCTTATCCATATTACTACCTAAAAGGGCTATTATATATATACACTTGCGTTTAAAACTCAAAAAAAGCATATATATACCGCTAAAAGATACAAGCGTTCGCTAGTTTTTAGCGAATTATTATTATTAGACGGCAGTACAGTGGCCACTAATAATGAGCGGTAGTATGGTTTTCATATAAGATTTGGGCCTTCGGCCAAAGGATTTAGTCGGTAATGCTCATAAACCTCGCCTACATCGGAAATAGCATGGCTAAGAGTGATTCTTTCTTTATACGAGCCCATGTTGATACAAACGGCTCATCATACGCCCCAACCGAGATTGACCTAGGTTCTTTTGTGAATTTAGGAGTAAGTAAAAGCACATTGTTGAGAATACACAATGTTGCAATTAGTTTGGCAGATCCAGATGACCCGGGAACTCAAGCTTGGGTTGGCTTAGATGCTAATGCAGAGGTTATGGTTTCAATGCAATTAACTACACAATCTCAAACAGACATAGTTCATGCTTCTGATAAATCCCTTGTCTCTTCTGGTAAAGTGTATATTGCTAACACATCAGCAACCGCAAATAACACAACTTTAATTTCTGAATCCTTTGATGTACTTCCGCAAATGTTCAAAAATGGCTATTTAGTAGGCGTTGACTCATTATTTTGGGCAGCAGAAGCAAATATTGCTATCTCAGGTGACGTAAGATGCTCAATAGTTATGGAGTGCACACTGGAAGCGGCTACACAAGCAAACAGCGTAGCACTTGCTCTCAGCCAACAGTGATTACAATGGTCAGTAAAAAGAACCAGGATCTTGTAGAGACTGCGCTTGAACAATTGATTGTTGCTGGTTTCCAATCCCGTGGGATGGAACCACAAGAAGCACAACTAGCAGGTAGAGCTACAATGATAGGTCTAGGTGTTGTTGACAAAGCAATAGGAAGTGCCCAGAAAACACAAAGGGCAGTAGGAAGAACAGTTAAGAAAACTGCTAAGAGAGAACTAAATGACTGGCAGAAGTTTGTTAAAGGCAATAAGAATAAGCATAAGTA